ATAAGAGGTTTATGACTTATCACTTGCAGTGAACGCAAATGACAGCTCAGGGTCGGAAAGAATGACGACAGAGAAAGTATCGTCACTGACAAAAGCATATCCAAAAGCCGAGGCGTCAGGATCATCCGAAGCTTTTACATCATAACAATAGCCGGCAAGCTTTTCGCCATCATTCACAGCTTTTGTTTTCTCGGGACGGTGTTAAGTAGAAGGATAAATCAGAAATGGAGCGTTCTGAGAATGAAATTGTAGCCGCACCACCCTTTTCAACGGTGCAGGTAAAGCCACCGAGATTTTTTGCGCGGATGGTATCGTCTCCATTTTCCAGAAATACTCCGTTCCAGCTGCCGACGATACGCTTTTCCGCTTTTGCGGCAATGTTGCTTTGGAACAGGCTGCTGTTGGCAAGAGCCACGGCGACAAACAGAAGTGCGAGCACGGAAACGAGGAGAACGGCCTTCTTTTTCTTCGGCTTTTTGCCGCTGGCGGGGATGGGAGCTTCCTCTGCGGGGGTGATCTCCGCAGGTGCGGAATCTGCTTCAGGCGCGGCCGTTTCAATTTTTTCGCCGCAGTTCATACAGAAGACAGCGTCTTCCGGGATCGGGCTGCCGCATTTGGGACAAAACATAAGATATTCCGATCTCTCCTAAATATGTGGAAGACTCGACACAGGAGCCTTCCTCTGGAAAGAATATAGCGATTGTCAATTAAACTATACATATAATGATAATTAAATATCATTTTAGGCAACTTTTAATGAACGAAAAAGGCGGGAGTTCATTATGATTTGTGACAGAATAAAGCAATTACGGGAGCCGGCGGGCTATTCGCAGGCGCAGCTGGCAAAGCTCTTTCAAGTTTCGGCGGACTATCTGCTGGGGCTTACGGCTTCATCGAGCATTGTGCTGGACGGATACATGCAGGAGGAAATTGAGCTGCTTTACAAGTTGATCCGCTATTTTGACGACCAGAAATAGCAGCGCTGATGCAGAGTACAAAACGATCCCCGTCCGGCGGAACCTTCC